TACATGCCTTACTCAGGCTACATGGTTATCGATGACCCGCCATCCAAAAGGACCGGCGGACGGAACCTCTAGTCGATCGCAGTAGCGATCGCACTAGCCAAAGCACCACCTGCTCCCAATATGGCTCCAGCGGGGCCAGGGACAACAGATAGGGCTCCCCCTAATTTGCCCAAAATGGACAAGAAGCGAGACCAAAAGCCAGAATTCTCGTAAGCAGGCACAGCGACAGGTAACTCCTTAGCAAAAGCCTCATAAAAGGCCATTGCAACCGGGTCGTGGGCTGGGCTCTGATGCGAGAGATAACTGAGCAGGTTACCGGTGTCTGGGAGATACTCAACCAAAAGAGAAACCGTAACCAGCAATGGAACTACGCCTGCGGATGTTGCGGGTATGACTATACCAACTGAACCCATGCCATTGTCATAACCAACAACGGGGCCGTTCAGTATACCATCCACCAAAGCATCGCCTGCCTTGACTGGAACTGTGGGATGGCGGTACAGCGTGGGCACGAACTGGAAATCTGGATTGTTACACACCATGGGCGCATAAACTCCACTAGCCAAAGGACCACTATAATGTGGCCCTGAGGTGATAGGAGTTATGCCATTATCTGACATGCCAGATGGTAGTAAACAAAGACCAGCCGTGGAGCCTGAAATTTCCGACATATTAAGCCGCACGGGGACGCGACCTACGATGACCACACCAGGGGTCGTCGAGGGCGCGGTGGTGGGCACCAATTCGACTGTGCCGCCCAAAACGCGAAAAGCTGATATGTTGCTGGATGTTGTGTCAGTGCCACTTGTCACATCCGCAAACACCTGCGCTAAAACGTTCGGGAATTGGTACGGCGTCCAAGTCGACGTGGCGCTAGAGCCTCCAAGCAGCGACCAAAGCGCTGATGGCAAACAGGGCAGCAGGAAGAGATGAAGATCCTGCGTTGTCGAGGTCGATACGGAGTAAGCAGACTGATGTTGCATGACAAAAGTGGCTCCACCGAACCGATCTGGCACCCCTGACGGCACTATTCCGGGAAAATCGCGGGGGGCAATCGTGGCCTTGAGAAACTCAATCCCATCTTGGGAGGCCTTAATTGACCCGAGGGACCTAGCAGGTCGCCTTGGCCGAGATGGCAACGCCATAGTCGTATACGGCATCGCCATCTGGTAGGACGCAGCATTGTTTCGCCTAACCACCTGATTAGACACGACAGGTGGTGGCATCCGCCCGCGCGTGCGTCTGCGCGGGACGGCTCGACGCCTTCGTCGAGGCTGATTAACCATTCTGTTTCGTCGAGGCATCGCTGTGACATTACTAAATCGATAATAGATTTATATTCACACCCAGGCCGGCCCGGATGCGCTCCTCCATTGCTATCTGTGTTGCAACGGGAACGCCCCACGCCTCCTCGAAATCACGCCTACACTCGGGGGTGATAACGCCCGTTAGAACCTGGGTATCCTCGAGTAAAACACGCTCACTCATCATGCCCTGAATCAATCTACCAGCGCCCTGAGCCATGAACCAAGCGCTATACTCCTGTAACACGGGCACACCCGAATTACATATGCGCTCAGACCATCCAACCGTGCGCGTCAACCGAGAATAGCCTGATGCGTTATACTTACGCGTTGTCCAAGGCATTCTCGTCACCACACGGAGCGGGTTGCGCACCATGCGCCACACACCGCCAACTCGTACAGGCCTGCACTGGCAGAACTCAACATGGCAGAACTCCTCCGTGATCTCCACTGCATTTGTTTCCATCCCACACATGGCAAACCAGCCATGTTGCGCCGCAAGACGTGGAACGTCATCACGGGAACAAATAACAACAGAGTCATCACCATCAACAAAAATACGCACCCTGACCCCAGCCCGCCTCGCGAGGGATGCCAAGATTGCGTAGTTTATAAGCGTGTTCCCGAAACCTGTATTCTGGTCACCTGACATACGCGTACCGTTTACACGATAGCGCGTACCATTCTTTGTCCTACCACGATTGCTCACCTGGAGGGACAAAAGCCACGCCAACTCATCGCTGCCATAGAACTGGTTGTAAAACCGATGTTCCATCTGGAGAAGCTCAACAGACACATGCGCATCAAACTTGCTATGATCAAACAAGCAAGCCACAGGGGTGGAAAAATCATTCCACATGGTCCAAAGGACACGTGCCCTACCATACGAGTTGAGGCCCTTCGCACTAATGGGAAGGCCATCCACCTCAAACTGGTAGAAGCTATGCTCCAATGGCTTGAGATACCTCCCAAGTCTTATGCCATACCTGTAATTGCGATACTGAATGCATCTTGGTTCCTTGAGTCCTCCATATGCCGGGTCCTCCACGTACTTATCATCCTTCAAAAACATGCGTACACCGCCGTCTCCAGGGTGAACCGCCTGCTCCTTCAGGGTACGTGCTGCTGCGATGAGGGCCCTCTTTTTCCCTCCCGTGTAACGGTCAATGAACGCTCTAGTTGAAAGGGGGGAGTGTCGACCTAGTCGAAAGACTCCCAATTCCACCTCCAGCTCAGCAACGTTCGCACTAAACCGACTACCCGTGTCAATCAAATGACGCAACTCCAACGCCCTACGCTCGTTGCAAACGCAGTCGGCGTGCGTGAGCACGCGGACCGAACAACGAACGAGGGGGTGAGTGATGCGCTTTGTCTCGCACCAAGGCGCGCCAAGCTGATAGCTTGCGCCTGGCAGCACCTGTGCCTGTGCGGCCGGAACGTGCTCATCCATGCATATGGCACGCTGGGCCGACATGTCCTATGTGGACACGGGTAGGGAGGTTGGGCGGCTTTGGAGCCACCACAAGAACCTCTGGTACATGCCACGCGGTTTAACTTTACCACGTAACATGTCCGCGTGATGGTGCATGTTGACCACACCACTGCGAATTACCTTTTCGATACTTAGCTCGTCAGCCGTGGGGACCATAACACGGGCAACCGTGACATTGATGGTCTCTGTACGCTGACGCTCCGTCCACTGAGCTAAGTCGAACCTGTCCAGATACCTGTGCGCTCGCTTCACGAGGACAGATATCAGGTCGGCACTACGTATGTCAGCAAGAGACTGACCACGGAGATACCAATACAACTCCTCATCTACTTCGGCCTGCTGGCCCGGGGCAACAACGATTTTACTATACGCCTTGAGAGGCATAGTCGTCGGTGCGCCATTATGACTGGGCCCACCAATCGTGGGCGGTTTGCGCGATGGTGCCGCCACCACCACTGCAGGGGCCGCCACAACGGTGGCCGGGGGCACACTTACTGGTGCAGTTACCGCCGATTGCGTTGCCTGAGGCACAGATTGCGCTGGTGGGGCTGGCGCCCTACGCTTGCGTTTGGTCTGTGAACCTGAAGGGTTCGCGGGGGCGGTCGATCCCCGATTGATCGCCATCGTCTGGGTTGGAGCCTTCCAAGCCGACACCGCGTAGGAAATCCCTGAGACGATCGTCTGCTGCTTCAGACTTGACTTTCTCGGTGTCGGGATCGGCTTCTCCAACTTCGTCGACCCAGTAGGCTCCCTGCATGGTGATGTGATGGGTTTCTCCTGTTTCGGTGATCCACCGCATGGAGAACCCTGGACTGCGACTGTGGAGCCAATTAGCGACAGTTTCCCACGGCGTGCTAGGTGTGAAGCCAGCATCGCGCAATTTCCTGATACCCTCTGGTACAAGTCTGCCTCCTCTTCTGTCGCGGAATCTAATACCCCTGTACTCGTAGACAACTGCCCCAGGAGCGTTGTCAATGTAAGAAACAGCTGCTTGGTAAAGATTTCGGACATCCTTGAAGTTTGGGTCAAACCCTGGCCTACGCTTGGGCTGACGCTTGCTGACTTCCGCGGAGCGGGTACTGGTGGGGTTGCTTGCCCCTTGGCCAAACTTTGGCCTGCTGCGACTGGACTGTGTGGGTCGTAACCCAGAGGAGGCACTGAGCATAGCATGGCCGCCTCTGCGTACGTTGGACTCGCGAACAGGGTTCTGCACACGCTGTCCACGGTCTTTCTTGGCTGGGATCGGCACTTCCAACCCCAGTGCTTCTCCCACCCAACCAGCCATTTCTCGGACACCCCTACCGGAGGTTGAGTCGGTCTTGGACACGAGCCTAGGCTGCGCCCATGCTTGCACCGCCCTCCACCTCCAGGCGTCACACAAATCGCGCTGACGTCTACGGGACATTCTATACCACCAGCTTGGGACGACGCCATGTTTCGAGGCTGTACGCTCGATTATAGCAGGTCTACAACTAGGGTAAGATATCGCCAAAGAATTGAGCACAAATTCCATTAAATGAATAACG